ACACTATATTCTAACTTAGAATATGATTCAAATTTAGTTATATCAAGTTTCCATCGATTGTTGACAACTTCAAGCAAACATTCGGTCAGATATTCGGTTTTGAATTGTGGAGCACAGAAGGTCATAATAAAATTTGTGTGATGAATGTTTGAGTAAATTGCGTTCAAAAAGGGTTAGACCATGACTCATACTTTTTCATGGTGATGTAACCTTCTTTGCAAAGTGCATCAGTAAAGTATGACCATGCCAAACGTTTGGCAATAGAATCAGTTGCCATTTTTGTGCCCTTAGTGTCACATTTCCAATTGTAACGGAACTGCTCCAGTGCTTGTGCTTTGGTGGTGCTTCGCATCAGTTGAATTCCTTTGACTCTTTAATAATACACGATTTTGGTGCCCTGTGGGGGAATGGTGGACACCTTATCAACTGTCACCCGTGGTTCTCCATAAACTCGTCAAGAGTGTAGCCTTCTCCGGTTGATGTTTCTTCGATTAATTCTTCAACTGTGAGTGATTCCATGTCCTTTCGATATTCTTCCGGTGTTGGATCTTGTGGGTCATAGTCATCGTGGCAGAGATATTCCCACTCATGAACAAGTGCATCAATCAGTTGTTCTTTGGTATAATCAGACATTCGCAAATCTACCTTTGTTGAAGTTAGCATATGAGAACTGTTCACGATTGACAAGTTTGAACATACCAAACTTATTGATCTTGACATAACCCTCGCCACCACATTGTTGACGACCGATATATGCTTTGGGTCCGTTATTACGCATCATAAACAACAGGTCATCTTTGATTGACTTGACTAATGACCACAAACGAAGCACATTGATATCGATTTCATTAGCAAACGCAAGCGCATCTAACGTCAGTTCATCAATAACAAGACCCGCACGGATTACAGAATTTAGCTGTTGCTGAATCTGTTGCGATTGTTTAGGAGTAAGGAACTCACACATGTATGACATTTGCTTGGTAAATGCAACTATCTCATCGAAATCTTCATCAATCTCCCAGCAATCAGGTTGAACAAACTTACACGACTCAGTATCATCAAACGTTGGAAAAACATCACCATCACTTACAACAAACGCATCCTTAAGTTCACCTGTAGTCGCATAGAATGTGTGTGGTGCGATGACAATGTTTTGATGGATTACTTCATCAAAGATGTAAGTAATCGTATTGGGGCAAAAAGTATCATCACCACCAAACCCAATAAAATCACCTTGAACAATCCCGTCGAAATCAGGAAGATAATCAAAGCAATGGTGTAGTATATCAGCAACATTGCCAGAATGATTGCGGTCAATGTCACTATGACTTTCGTTAATCTTGATAAGTTTCTTATTAAAGACCGATTTTGTACCCACAAAGAATTGACCTGTCTGCGGATTCGTACCCCATACAATCGCAGGAGCGCCATCGATCTTCGCAGAGATTTCACCATCAGAAAGGAACCAATCAAGGACAGAAAGATCACCCGTCAGAATGGAGTCTTCTGGGTGTTGGAGGTGTGTGTTTTTCATACTGATAGTATGGCACGGAATAGGGAGGGAATCAAGCGATAGTGGACAGTTCAATCAACTGTCACACAAAGACAGTGGTTGTAAATAATTGTAACAATCTATTATATTCTGTGTCGGTTTGTTCTTTAATTCTTTCACCTGGATTCAGAGAATCTCCCATGAGAATTGTACCCCCACCCAATCTTTTCTTGCATAGATCAACATTGTCTCTCATAAGATCTACGCCATAGATGTCATTTAGTGCATCACTCTCAGTCATACCATGAAACAACACTTTGACCCATTTAACTGCAACCAAGAACTGACCATCACCGCAAGCAGGATCAAGAACTGTTTTGCCTGGTGTAAACTTATCTGCACCACATTCACGAAGCATTCTTATCACCAAGTCAGTGGGAGTGAAGACCTCAGCTGTTACTTTGACTCTATATTCATCACGATTGATCTCACCCATGTAAGAGTGATCATCCATCCTATTCTTTACTTCACTCCACAATTCGTCTGACATACACTCTCTCTTGCTCTGTGATGTTGAAGAAGTCGAACACATCATCATCACTCATTCTACGATCAGTTGGTAAGTTTGGCAAGCGACAAAAGACTTTCTCATTACCAAACCCAGACCATTTTGCAGTCTTAAAAATGTATCTCATCAACAAACTATTCAAGTTATGTGTTAAGTTCTCTCCCGACTCAGTATCACTCACCACCACATAATATGCCATGTCAGTACCACCCAGAACACCATCATCATAGAATGGTTTAGTATATCCACTGCGTGACCACATAACTTTCTTTTGTGATGCCCAATCTTGTCGAATTCTTGAGTACCAAGTTTGTTTGTTTGTGTGTAGAATAGGATGGATATGTTCATCACTTTGAGTTTTGCTTACAATACCCGTGCCCCGTAGCAAATTCACGTTATGACAGGTAGAATAATCATATTTTACATTTAAGTGCTCTTTTACCTCAAACATTACCTTATTATGGACAGATAAGGCATTTTCTGATAGATCTATAGGCAAATAGAACACAGAATCATCTATTTTGCAGTCAAATATGCTATCTTGAGTGACAACTTTAGTTTTTTCTGCATCGGGACGGTTGGAGACCATATAGTCAGCGAACGTGCTTCCCACTTCAGGAAAATAGGTTTTTGTATCTAAGTTCAGAAACTTAACTGCCTTAGACTTAAACAGTTGTAGAATCTTACTGGATGGTGATAAGAAACTACTGGGAGAAACCTGAAGTAAAATACCATCAGGTTTTAACCACTGATTAAATGTTTTGAGTGTAAAATCAATCCATAGCTTATGTTGAGTCTTCCCTCTCTTTGTTGTATCCTGAAACGGTGGATTTGTTGCGACTATATCAAACTGCATCAGCAAACTCCTGCCTTCTTGAGATTTAGATAGGTGTTAGTAGAGGTGTTAATCTCTTTGGATTTTTTAGGGCGACGTTGACCATATGCCAGATCAACTTGCTCTTTCTTGTGATAGATAGTCCCTTCATATTCCTCACCACAGAGATACCATGCTCCGTTCTTTTGCAAGGTGAAGGGAACTTCGATGCTCACAATATCCTCACCATCAGTGATAGTGAACAGCACACCTTTGCCATTTACTTTATATTCTACCACAGATTCTTCATTATTAACACGTTGCAGAATATCTGCATAAGTATCATTAAACAGAGAGCAGCAATAGTCACCCTTACCAATCAGAAGAATCTCTTCATCATAATTAAGACCTGCCATCTTAATGATGCGTTGCTTGATCTTGGAATTGTCCAGAGTTTTGAGTGCATCAACGACAGATTGTGCTGCGTTCAGACCATACTTAGCACAGTCATTCTTCCAGAGAGCCTCAACATTCTGCCACATATTTGCTTCTTTGCTGTTCACATAAAACGCACGAACAGCGTCGAGAATGTTATCGAACTTGCTGTAGATTCCCTTCAGAGGAGAGAAACCCATGCTCTCGATAAGTTGATCCCTGACAGCACGATTAGAACCCTTAAAGCGTTCTTTTGTGTTGGGATTGATAAACATACCAACACCAGCAGACTCGAACAAAAAGTTGTTAAGGAAGGAGTTCCAAGTTCCAGAACAAAGTTGAATGCGATCGTATCCATTCTTGTAGTTCTTCAGAGAGAATGAAACATAATCATCCTCACTGAAATAGATAGCAAAATCACCTTTCAGTTTAAGATCGCGAAACTTTTTCTCAACATCAACAACATCAAACTTTCTGCCAGGATACTTGGCAATTAGATCCTGAAAGAAACTATCAACTACAGCATCAATGTTTTCTTTGTAAATACTGTCGCCAAACTTCTGAGAGATACCACGCTCAGAGCAATATGTCATGAAGGCATCAAACTTCTCAGCAACATCATCGGTCAAAGCAACACCATGCTCTACCGCAAGTTCTTGTAACTTAAAGACCATATATGCCTCTGCTGCGTCTTGCATATAGTGATCGGTGGATGAACCTGCGCCCATGGGGTCTCCTGTCTATGCTCTGATTATAGCAGATCTATCGCGCCCAGTGCGAGCGATGGTGTGACACTTCAATCAACTGGCACACTACCGACGGATCTCACTGATGGCGGGTTGACCTTGATTAAACACAACATCAACAACTGCTTGCACTTTCTTGGCAGTGCTGATACCCACTCTATCATAAGTTGGGATACAAACCAACCCAAATGTCTTCTCACTTCCACCCAAACGTATCACACGACCGATAGACTGACTGATACCGATGTAATCCATGTTACGCATGAAGATAACAGCTTCGAGTCCACTGACGTTGATACCCTCAGACAGAATAGAGTGGTGAAGAACAACAAACTTTTTGGTATTGTCCTTGCCCCAAGTATTCAGTGTGTCAAAGAATACGTCACGATTGACTTTCTTGCCGTCGATGATTGCACCTGTCTTCGATGTAATCGTCATCCAAGAATAGCCACGCTCTTTGAGTTGTAGGCAGAAATCTGAATGAGTAAGAAGATTGATGATTTGCTTGGTTGTGCGAGCACAGATCAAAGTCTTGTCGATATTGTTGTCATCGATAGTCTCAAGCAAGTTGTCACAATCATCAGCAAACATTACCTTGCGACCTTTAACCATAGGCAATTGCTTGACTACAACTTTAGGAGGGAGAATGTATCCCTGTTTGACCAACTCAGGGGCAGGTACATTGCACAGAACCTGACCATAAACACTCCAGTTCATGCCTGGTTTAGTGGCAGCAAGAGAATGTTTAGGTGTTGCAGTGAAGAAATAGCAACGATTTGCTTCATTAGCAAAATACTCAGTCGCAGGAAAGAAGTTCTTCTGCAC